GACACGACCGTCTACGCATGGGCCGCGCTACTGGCTCGCCCTGTGAGTTGGCGCAAGGAGGCGGCAAAAGGTAGCAAGTCGAACGCAGACAATGCAAAAATGGGAACATTTAGCGAACAATCGCAAAGTGCGCGAACAATTCAGCGCCGCCAGTGGATCAACCGCTCGGGAGGCTGGAAGATATAATGCCGAACTCTGTTCCACCAACGACCCTGACCGCGGGCGACCATTACACATGGTCAGAGGAGTCAACCGTAGCTAACGAACGGTGGGAATATATTTTCACCGGCGACGATGGGCGCAAAGTTTCAGTGACCGCAACCTATGCCGCTAACGCGCACACGTTTGCAATTACGCCGGCACTTTCTGGTTCGTTTGGCTCTGGCATCTTTACGATTGACAAGCTCGTCTACGCTGACGGCGAGCGGACAACGACGAGAAAAATAGCAGTCCTTACGGTTTACCCTGACCCGGCCGTCACAGTGGAACCGACCCACAACGAGAAGATGGTCGCGGCCCTGCGTAAGAGCCTGGAAGGTGGCGCGCCTGAGTTCCTCGAGTCGCACAGCGTGAACGGGATTAGTGTAAACCGGCTGCCGCATCTCGAGAAGTTGGCGATGCTCCGGCGATACGAGGCGCGGCTGGCCCGCGAACAAGACCGCCGCCGGGTAGCGCAAGGGAAACCGTCGCGGCGTGAAATACTTATCGAATTTTAAGCCATGGCCAAGATCGGATACTCCAAATCACCACGCCGGCGCCGAAGCTATTCGGGCGCTGATGGTGGACGGTTGTTCAGTGATTGGATCACCAGCAACAACAGCGCCGACGCTGAGCTCTATGGCAGCCTTCCAACTTTGCGTTCTCGGTGCCGTGCACTGGAAAGGGAAAACCCATACTTCGCCCGCTGGCTGGCAGAGCTCGAGGCGAACGTTCTCGGCGACAAAGGCATCCGCCTGACGATGGACGTGCGGACGAAGCGCGGGCAGAAAGACCGGCGGGCCAGCCGTTTGATTGAGGATGCTTGGGACCAGTTTAGCAAGCGCGGAGAGTTTACCGCTTGCCGGCAGTTTGACCGCTTGAGCTGGGCGCGGATCGCACTCAGGTCAATCGCCAGGGACGGCGACTGTTTGGTTGAACTCGTCCGCGGATACGACCGCAACAGCTACTCGTTCGCAGTGCAGGCTTGGGAGGCAGATCACGTTGACTGCAAATACAACGAAAACAATATTCGCATGGGCGTCGAGTCTGACGACTGGGGGCAGCCGACTGCATACCACGTCTGGCGCCGGCACCCGGGCGACAATTTGCTCGGCTACGTTGGCAGCAGTGACAAGCGCCGACGCATTATCGCGGAGAATGGCGAAAGAACTTCCGGGTCGTCGGCGCTGCTCCCTTTTGTAAAACGGCGCTTTTCACAGTCGAGGGGTGAGCCATGGGGCAGCGTCGCGATCCGGCAACTTCACCAACTCGGCAGCTACGAAGAAGCAGCACTTGTTTCGGCTCGCGTAGGTGCCAGCAAAATGGGATTCCTGTTTGAAGCGGGCGACGAAGTAGGCGGTGCGGATAGCTTCCAACAGCGGCGAACAATGACGGCCGAACCTGGGGCCATCGAGGTGATCCCGGTCGGCGAGCCGGGCGAGGTGCAGTTTCAATCGTGGGATCCCAACGACCCACATGGCGACATGCCCGGCTTCGTCAAGACCATGCTGCGCGGAGTCGCAAGCGGACTGTCGGCCAGCTACAATATCATATCCAACGATCTCGAAGGCGTGAGTTTTTCGAGCATCCGGGCCGGGACACTATCCGAGCGCGAGTTGTGGAAGCTCATGCAACACTGGTGGGTTGAAGCGGTAGAGAAACCAGTTTTCTGCGCGTGGCTTGATTGGGCCGTGGCAACCGGTGCGATCCCGCTGCCTTACTCTGAGATCAACCGCTGGATGGCACCGGTCATGGAAGGCCGCCGCTGGGACTACGTGAATCCCTTGCAAGACATCCAAGCCATCGAAAAAGCAATCGAGCTCGGCCTGACATCCAGGCAGCGCGAAAACCGGAAGCGTGGCCAGACCTTTGCCGAAGTGGTGGACGAGGTGGCCGAGGATAATGCGCTTGCCGAATCGCAGGGCGTCGCGTTTGCATCTGGCGACCCGGAGCCTGAGCAAGAGCCGATGCCGGACGCGGACGAGTAGTGCTCGTTTTTGCCCTCGAAAAAAAAAAATCACTTTTTTTCTCTTTTGTTGTTGCAACGCATAAACAAAGCTGCTATTCTTAAAATGTCAGCGGGAAAAGCCGCAAAACCAGAACTAAACGAAAAAATGATCACCATCGCAATCAACGCAGCCATCACCGAAGCCAACGGCGCAATATTCAACACCGCCGATCTTAACCTAGTCAAGGATTTCGGCGAAGGCATTAAGGCATACTCAAACGCGACCGGCACCAAGGTCGCAATCTTCGCCGACTACGACGAAGAAGAAGCCTACATGATGACCGGCTGGACCGGCCACGCCACCAAAAACCTCGCCGAGATTGCCGACGGCCTTTTCTCCTAACCACCAAGCAGGGGCGCGGCTGCACAACGCGCACGAAACCATGACCGACACACAATACACTATCCTGATCCTGCCGCTTGCCGCCGCCCTTGTGCTCTTTTTCTGGAGCTGGGGCCGCGACGAGTGGACGCACTACCAGAACCGCAAAGGCAACCAGAAACGCAAATGAGCACGCAACCAAAACGCGGCCGGCCCATCGGCTACCGTTCGCCGGATCCGAAAAACAGCTATATCCGAATCCGCTGCCGCGCCGAAGACAAATCCCGATGGCAGGATCTAGCCAAGGCCGCAGGCAAAACACTGACGGACTGGTTGACTGATCGGCTGCCGTAGCGTAGCCTTTCAGCTCACTACTTCCGTAAGGACGCAGAGCCTACTGGTCTGCACATAGCCCGCACCCTAACCGGTGCGGGCTTTTTCGTGCTTGCTCATTTTGGGAACATTTAGCGTATTTTATTAAACGGGTCATTTTTGACCCATGCCTAAAGAGCAACTCCGAGACGGCGACGCACTCGAGCCGCAGTTCCGCGTGTTCGACATCGGCGGCAAGTCTGCCATCGACGAAGATGCGCGCACAGTAGACATTTCGTTTTCATCCGAGGAACCGGTCGCGCGCTGGTTCGGCCGCGAGGTGCTCGACCATTCGCCTGAGTCGGCAGACCTGACCAGGCTCAATGACGGCGGCGCGGTGCTGTTCGAGCACGATCCGCGCGAGCAGATCGGCGTGGTGGAGCGCGCCAGCATCGACGACGACAAAGTCGGCCGGGCTCGCATCCGGTTTTCCAAGTCAGCAAGGGCGCAAGAGATCTTCCAGGACATCGTTGACGGCATCCGCAGCAAGATCAGTTTCGGCTACCGGATCCTTGAGGCCGAGGTGACCGAGCGCAACAAGGAGCTCGGCGACCTTTACCGGGTCATGTCATGGCAGGCGCTCGAGATCAGCAGCGTTTCGATTCCCGCAGACGCCACCGTTGGCGTCGGCAGATCCGAAGACCTTCACTCACACGGGACCGGGGCGCCCGTTTTAATCGCTTCCGAAACCAAAACCAAAAAGAAAAAAAACATGGACACCAACGAGGCGGCACCAGCCGCATCTGAGCAGGTTCGCGCCGCGGCACCAGTCGCCTCCGAGCCGAAGATCGACGTGGAAGCACTCCGCAAAGAAGAGCGCGAGCGCATCCGCGAAATCAACGCAATCGGCAGCCGCTTTGGGCTTGACGACAGCCAAATCTCAGCGGCCGTGGCCGAGGGGACAAAGCTGGACGAGTTCCGCAAGCACGTCACCGACAATTTCAAGCCTGCACCCGCAGCACCGACCGGCCCGTCGCACGAGATCGGTCTGGGCGAAAAAGAGAAGCGTTCCTTCTCCATTCGCAAGGCACTGCTTGAGCTTCGCAGCGGCCGTGGCCTGAGCGGACTAGAGGCAGAGGTCAGCAACGCAACCGCAGACGCACTCGACCTTGAGCGCAGCATGTATTCCGTGCACCTGCCGCTCGACATCCTCGAGGCCAAGCGCGACCTTGAAGCAGGAACCACAACTGAAGGTGGCCACACCATTCAGACGGATATCGGTTCGATGATCGAAACCCTTCGGAACAGGATGACCGTGGTGGACGCTGGCGCAACTCTGCTTAGCGGACTGCGCGGAAACGTCGCACTTCCCAAAGGTGCCGCCGCAAGCGCAAGCTGGGTGGATGAAGAGGGTTCAGTTACTGAGACTGCTCAGAGCTTTAGCCAGGTCACACTGTCGCCGCAGCGTCTCAGCGCGAGGACCGTTTACAGCGACCTGCTGATCAAACAGTCCACAATCGCCATTGAGAACTTCGTCAGGGACGACCTGATGAAAGTGATTGCCATCGAGCTTGACAGAACTGCACTTCAGGGCTCAGGCGTCGCTCCCGAGCCGATTGGAGTAGAGAACCAGAGCGGGGTCAACACGGTCACGTTTGGTGCCGCTGCTACCTACGCGAAGATCCTTGATTTCGAAGAGCTGATCGAAACCGACAATGCATCCGGCGAGAACATGCACTGGATCACAACTCCAGCCGTGCGCGCAGCATGGAAGGCAATCTCGAAGGACACCGGCAGCGGTCAGTTCCTGTGGGATGACGACATGGTGCTTGGCTATGCAGCGCACGTCACAAATCAGATCACTGGTAACCTCGCCTTCTTCGGCGATTTCTCCCAGCTCCTGATCGGCAGCTTCGGCAGCCAGACTGTGACAGTGGATCCCTACTCCAAGGCCCAGACCGGTCAATTCGTTACGACCATCTCCGGTTTCTACGATATCGCCGTGCGTCACGGGGAGGCATTCGCCGTCTCCACTGACTCGGGCGCTCAGTAAACCAAAAATAGGTGACAGCCCCGGCCGGGTCGCTCATTCCCGGCCGGGGCTCGACCCTAACGACTAACAAAACTAGCTCGACATGCCAACTCTCTACACAGTCCGTATACTTCGCCCATGCGTTTGCAATCTCGCGCCACGCGCAGTTGGCGACATTGTCGAGCAAGTATCTGCCGATGACAAAATTGGGCTTGTTTACCACAACAAGGCCGAAGTCATCGAGAAAATTGATTCTGCGATCATAGCCGCTGACAAACGCGAAAAAGCACGCGCATCAATCGCCGAGCCAGCCGCTGAATCAGCACCCAAAAAGCAGGCCAAGAAAGCCGCAAAAAAGGCCACGAAGAAGGCCGCTGAGTAATGACATTCACCGTATCCAGCGACCAGGCGCGAGCCGTTGCCGAGGTCGTCGGAGCGGCAGGTGAGGAAGTTACTATTGCCGGCAAGCCAGTCATGGCTATTGTCGGCACCCGTTCTGCATACCTCTACGGCGACACTGGCTACACCGAAGCAGAAGCGTTTACGTTGACGCTTCCCGAGGCAGACTTGCCATCATCGGCGAGAGCAGGAGCACCCGCAAACGTGCGTGGGATTGCATACACAATTTCCGAAATCGAAGCGGTGGACGGCGCCGTTGCAACCATAACGCTGCGATGACTGGTCTGGACATAGAGAGCAAGGTCGAGCTGTCGGTCGCCAAGTTGCTCGAAGAGAACGTCGAGTATACGCACGTTCGCACATGGGACGGGAATGCGCCCGAGGAAGGGCTTGAGGTCCGCGCCAGCGTCGAAGGCCAGGTCAGCGAGCAAGGCCGCGGCGCTCTTATTTTTAGCGGCGGCGGCGACACAGAGCAGACCGGCGTCCTGTGGGATGTCACAGTCGAGGTAACTGCATACCAAACGAAACAAACACCACCGACGGCATGGCGATCTGTGGAAGAGGCACTTGGATTTCCTGAAAACTTGCCAGCTTTGCTCACAACTGAAGACATGCACTGCGCCTATGTGGAATTTGATGAACCGTGGCGCCGCGAGGTCATTGATCCTTTTTTAGTCCGCACCTATTCATTCTCGGCCCAATGCGGCCACCTTTGCTAAACCAAAACAAACACAAAAAAACATGGCTGATATTTGCTACGTCGGGACCGCGACCAGTGCCAATCGAGGCATTGCTACCAGCGAAACCGGTTTTAATATAACATCCTTCCGGCAGAGCTGGAACGACGAGAAAGATTACTTCCTTGACGAAGACGAAACACCGATCGGTTTCTGGGCGGGGCACAAAAAGAACGTCACCGTTTCGGTCGAAGGCGAGATTACAACCAGCCTGACGGCCATCCCGGTGCAGCTTGCCTGCGCTGGAACCGTGACATGCGCGAACCTGATCAGTGGGTATGGCATCACGTCGGGCGGGCTTTACTTGGACGACTTCGAG